TAAGTAATCAGCAATTGCATATTGTGCACGGGTTGGATTAGGCAGATCAAGCTGCGCCCACAGAGCTTGTAGGAACAGCTTGAAATCGTCTTTAAGTAGTTCTAGGGTGTTCATTAATTAATACCAAACATTTCAGAAAGACCAAATTCAGGTAATGTTACAGAACCACCAAAAAATTTTAACTTACCGCCACGTTGTCTTGCGGCTTCAGCTCTAGCTTCTAATTTTAATCTTTCTTGATTTCGTTTTTCATCTATAGGTGCATTAGCTGCCGATTGGCCAAGCAAAGGATTTACAGGACCAAGACTAGCAGCAATTGCTGCAGAACCTGACTCAGCTTGTAAATCTTGTGCACTTTTTTCACCTTTAGTTAAAACACGTGCAGTAACCTCAGGTACAGTCAAAGCAGTGCTAACATTACCAAGAGTTTGTAATGCTGGAGCTGCAACACCTGCAATCTGTGGACCTATTTTTGATAAACCTGCATTAACAATTTGAGCAACACCTTCTCCAATAACCATTTCAAGTCCAACTGTTTCAAGGGCACCATTAATATCACCTTGAGCAATTTTAGTCATACCTTCTGGGCTGCTAATAAGAGTTACAATCGCACCCATACCCATAGCATTCATTTTTACACTACCATTGTTAATAATATAAGGTTCGTAAAATTGCTGAAATGCTTTAATTACTTGGTCTTTGTTAGCACTTAAAATTGACCTACGTAATGCAAGCTCTTCGGCTGACATGGTAGGTGTATATTTAGACCCAGAAATTTGATCCAACTCATCCATTAAAGGTTGAACTGCTCTAATAGCTTTCAAACCTTCTGTCCTTTGAATATCCATTTGAGGTGCCATACCTTCAACAGCTTCTTGCCAAGTAGTAGCACCTACAACATCTCCTGTAACTAACTTACCTGTTGTAGTATGGGCTTTAGGTAGGCTTAATTCTTTAGCTTGTTTAATACCTAATTTTGCAGCTGCTTCGCCTTCAACCCCTTTTAAGGCATCACTTTTAAGATGACCAGCTCTAAACAAACTTTTTAAGTTTTCAGGTACGTTACCCCAAGGACCAAATAGTTCTCTTAAAGCAGTTCGTGCTTGCTGTCGGTTAGCTTGGCTTAATTTTCTAAGGGTATCACCACCAGTGCGTTGAGCATAAAAATGGTGGATAACATCAGACATAAGCTGTTTACGTGACATAGACGTGCCACGGCTGCTTTCATCAAGCAAATTAGATTCAATACTACGAATAGCCTGTACTAATTGTTTGCCCGACATATTTTTTGATCTAGCCATGTCAAGCAATTCACCGTAAGCTTCAGGATTAGCAACTAGCTCACCAGAAAATCTTCTAGTACGTTTCAGTTCAGTAGCTCCAGGTTTTAACGTAGCCTCGTAATTGTTGATAAGATCAACTGCCCATTCTTCTAATTGAGCTAGTTCTTTATCCATTAAGTAATATACTCCATAATTAGTTTTTCACGGAGTCTATTAACTCCAAATGTTTGTCTCATAAACGTGAGCCAGTTGTTACTTCCTTTGTTCTGATTACACATAAGGCAGGCTGGTACGACATTCTTAATGTCTGAGCCGCCACGACAGCGAGGGCGGACATGGTCCAAAGTGAGATTAGATAAGTCATAAGTTTTACCACAATAAACACAAGTGCAGTCAAAATGTTCCTTAATAGAGCGCCTCCACAGGCGCTTAGCTTCTGGTGAGGTCATGGCTATTAAGTTATAAAGGTAGTGATCAGGTGAAGGAAGTAATGGGGTCATGCTCGGCCTTTTCGTGCTCGGTTTTTAGATGCTTTTTCAAGGAATGTTGAACCATCCTTTTTATGGGAAACATCTTTACCGTCACCATTACCATAAGTGCCCCGTTTACGATTCTCTTTGTTTAGTTTTGTACGTTTTTTGATCTGTAGTGAACTAGCATCATACTTTTTTTGGTATGATTTATAGTTACCGTTAGCGTATTTAGGACCGCTATGATTAGACTTTCGGGCCATAAAGTTTCCGTTGGACGAGTTCAGGATCAACAGTTGGCATAATAGTTGCCAATTTATCTAGTGGGCTACCTTCAAAGGCGACACCACTGATGTCATTAGTTTTTAGCCAGTCACAAGCTGCTTTTAAATCTTGTGTAGAAGCCTCACCCGATTTAATGCGGGCAAGGAACTCTTTAGTAACAAGATTATGTAACTCGTTAAACTGGTCTTCAGTCGCCTTTTTCTTCATATTACTCCGGGGTATCTTTCAACTGGACGTTTAGATGGAGTTAATTTTTTAATTTTAGGCTCAAACTTTTTAATTTTTAATTGATCAAGAATAGTTTCAAGCAAAGTTGGTTTAGTCCACGTATAACCAGATGAACCTGGCATACGATCTAAAGATCCAGAACCAGCTCCTTTTCTCATTGGACCTTGGTAATAAACTTCGTCTACTTTGTCTGAACTATAAGGTAGAATAACATCATCTTTACCTTCAGCTTCAGCTTGTTTTTGTTGTATAACTAATCTTTTGATAGGATCTTGAAGTTTTTTCATAATCAATCAGTTGATTCTTTTTCAACTTCAACTGAAACTTTTTTAGTTCGGATAGATTTAACTTCATACCGAGTTTCACCAGGCTCATTATACATCCTACTAAGTGTTTTATCAGCCTCAGCTTTTTTAGGGTAGTTACCGAGAACTTTACCAGTATAGGTATCTACAAGTTGATAAGCCATAATTAAGAATTTCTTAGTGCAATTTGGTCAATTTTGTTTTCAATGCGGATCATGTGATCTTCCATTTTTTGAACGGCTGTTTCAAAGTCTTGCTTGGGTACATAACTTGTAGCAACGCGCAGCTCAAAAGTATCTAGACGTTTATCTAAATCAGTTATTCGATTGTGAATTTTATTAGTAAGAGCTGCGCCTGCTGCAATAATAGCAACGACAGCTGAAACACCTGCTTCAATCATTATTTAGTGAAACTATTGGTACAATGTCGTTACATAACACTTCAACACGTGACCCAGGTCTAAAAGTAAAACCAGTTTTCATGATCTCTGTACACTTCAATGCACGTACAAGTTCATAATCTAGTCTCATCTTTTGTTCATGTTTTCTAGCAATAGCTTTACAAGTTTCAATCATACCACCATCTAGTGGTACAGAAAAGCTAACTTGTGCTCCCCAGTTGTTACTTTTTACGTAACCTGTATTATCAAACGGTACAGTATCATTACCCATATAAAATGGGGAGAATTGCATTGTTGTACCGTTACAACTATTATTAGGAGCAAAGTATTGTCTAGACGGTGCACCATTATTTTGGAATTGCACCGCTTGATTAGTCACATTACCTGTAGCTGCTGCAACAGGGTTAGAAGTGTTCTGTACTTTTGGTTCTTCTGCGTAAACTGGTGAACCTATTGTGAGAAGACTGATAAAGAAGTAGTAGTAGAAACTTGTTGAATGGTTTCTGTAATTAGACTGTCTTCGATGATTCCCGCTGCACGAACTACAGTCTCCAGTTGAAACTGTTCTCCTGCGTTGGTTACTGAATAAGTTGTGGAGCTGTCTAAAATGTCTCCACTGGGTGTTACATTTGTTCCAGACCATGATTTATAATCACCACCATAAATATTTGTCGCAATCGTACGACTAATATCAATAGTGGAAGTAGTGGTTGACTGCATAGATCCCTGTGTAAAATTAGGGGTTACCTGTTGTGCTGCAGCTGGACTAGCAAGAAGAAAAAGAATCAGAAGTTTTTTCATTGTTTCTTTTCACGTGTAATTGAAAAAGTTGCCAAAGTACCACTTAAAATACTTGCAACATAAGTGGGATCCATTTTACTCATCCATCCTGCGTATGATGCTGTGAGGAGTCCGGCGGACCAGACAAGGACAAGGAATTTGATGAATCCGTCTTTTTTGTGATCTTGTTCCATGTTTGTTTAAAGATTGGTTTAAATAACATCACAAGGTATTTGAACAAAGACGTTGCAGTTAAGGTGGCTGCTACAGAAATAAAAGCTGTAGTTGCTGCAGTAGTCATAATAGTAGTTGAAGGCATTGGCACTTCAATATCCGTAAACGGAATCTCTACTATCTGAGCTTCAGGTGGAAGTTTAGGGATAAGTGGAGTTTTAATTTGTGGAGGTGTAGGTTTTACCTCTTTTGTCTCTTCAGTTGGCGGTTCTTCGGTTGTATTGATACCTTCAATCCCTGGAGGCGGTCGAAGTACGCTAGGAGGCACCACAAGCGGCTTGTAAGAGGGCAAATCAGCTCTTGGTACCTCCAGTATAGGACCGGGTAGTTGAGGGGCCTCAGGGAGGCGTAGAGAGGGCATCACCGGAGGATCAGCCCACTCCATTATTTATTAGGGAAGAGACCGTTACGAATAAACTCAACTGCTTTATCATCTACATCATTATCAGTAGATTCAGCAAGTTTAGTCAACAAGTCAATAATAAGACGCTT